CGGCTTTGGGCAATCGATAAATGCGCTGCCAGACTTCCGGCATCGTGAGCGTGATCGTCTCGCAGAGGCACTCCTGCTTATCCAACGAGTTTTCGTCCTCACGGTAAACCCCGAACTGCCAAGGCTGCACGAGCTTGTGATGATAAACCGGCCGATCGTCCTCCATCTCCGTCCACTGCTTGAGCAAGGTCGCGCCGTATTTAAGCGCGTCCATCACACCCAGCCCGAACGTGATGTCCATGTTCGAGCGTTCCCACTGCCGAGTGAGAGTCTCGCCGACCACGCCACCCTTTTCCAGGATGGTCTTGGGATATTTGTGCTCGAAGTCGATGGTAAAACGAAGCTGGGTCGGGGAGTAGAGGTGCGCCTGCATCCGGTCAAGATGCTTGTAGAGCATGTTGATCAGCGACTTCGAGCCGTCGTAGCGACCGGTCTCGGCGATCACGTTCATCAGCCGGTAGTAAGCCATGCGCGGCGCGACCGAGACCTGACACTGCTCGGTCAGCGTGCGGGCGAGGTCGAGGATTTCCTTCTCGTCGGTCGGAACCGGGATCATGCGCGCCGCCTGTAACCGGGCTGCAAGACTTCAAGCGCAGGCGCATCGCCAACCGCCTGATAGTTGGTCCGCTCACCGTGCTGCTGCCGCAAGACTGTCTGGAACTTGGCGCCCGAGTTGGCGAACGCCCCGGTCTGCACCGCACCACTATGCCCAACCCCGTTCGCCTGCTGGAAGCCGAACTGGCCGCCGCGCGCGTTCATGGCATCCATGTGCTGAGTAACCTCATTGCGCACTTCCCTGACCGCGATATCGCCCTCCCGCATCCCATCCTTCATGTCGGTGATCTTGAGCCCCGACATCTCGGATACGGGCGCCCCGGTCATTTCGGCGGCAGCTTGCGCCCGGAACTCCGAGCCCTTCTCCATCTGGGTATAAGTGCTGTCGATGACCTTAGTCCGCATTGACTTGATCGACGGCATGCAGATGTCGTCGTCAGCTCGCGTAACGCCGATGAACTTTTTGCATTTCGGACAATTCTCAGGCCAACCGAGTGCCGCAAAGTCCCAAAGGAACTTAGTCTCACACAGCGAACACTTGATTTTAACGGCCATACCGCCACCTGTTGTGCGCGAACAGGCGCTGCTGCGCCACCCTGGCGCGCTGCTGACCGCCGAAGAACGCCTGCAGCTGGTTCTGCTGGAACAAGTAGACCTGATCCTGGATGCTCAAGCGCTTCTTGGCCGCCTCGGTCTCGCGTGTGCGCTTCTGGGACATGAGGTTCTTCCGTATCTTGCTTTCCCAATAGTACACCGCAAGGGCGGCGGCAAGCACCCGGTCGTCGCGCAAGCTGCTCGGAGCCGAGATTTTGTCGCCCTCCCGCGCGATCGACCGCATCTCCTCGATCAGGTCCGTGGACCGGACGTGGAACTTGTCGGTCGACACGGCGTCGCGCAGCCGCTCCATGATCAGGATTTTGGTGTGCATCTGGGTCTTGAAATGCCAGTTGGCACCCACACCCATCGAGTCGACCCGGTTATAGACGTAGGTCTTGACGTTGCGGAATATGTCCCGCAACCCGCTTTCATTGATCTGCTCATAGCGGTAGCCGCTCTCGATCTGGTGCTTGAGCAACCGCAACTCGTCGAACACCGCGCCGCCGGGACCGTTCAATTCGAGAATGTACCGCACCTCGGCGTTGCCGATGCTGTACCAGCCAAGCAGGCTGGCGACCGCCCAGGCGAACTGCCGGGTGCCGATCAGCGGCCAGGCATACTCGGCCACCTGGTCGACGCCATCCGCATAGCAACGGAGCACCTGGATCGACGAGCGGTCATTATTCTCGTTCTCGCCGAACGCCGGGTCGATGCCCATCACGTAAACGCCCTCGGAGTCGGGCTCTTCCCACACCTTCAGTTCGACCGACTTGAGATTATCGGCCTTGTAAATCCGCATCTTCTCGAACTCGGCGCCGACCGAGTACATATAGGTCTGGAAGTCGCGTCGGACGTATTTGTTGGTGATGTCGGTCAGGTTCTCGGAGGCGAAGAAGACGGCGCCGGTCTGCTGGAAAGCTTCTTCCTCGGTCCACGGCTGCTCCTGGATGCGCGTCGAATTGCCTTCGAACTCCGGATCGGCGTCGCCTTCCCGCCGCTGCGAAGGGTCCATCTTGCGCCGCACCCAAGCGAGCTGCTGATCCGTGATCCGCACGCCGTACTGCTGCCACACCGCTTCGATCTTGGCAGCTTCTTTAACCGAGGGCGGATAGACGCCGTAAATCTCGAAGTCGGGATCATCCGACGCGATCTGCTGAGAATTCTTAGACCACCACCCTAGGAAGATGCACTTGCAATGCGCCGGATCGGCCCGCGCATCCTTCCACATGACGTTCCACTGGTTGAACCCGCGCGCCGTCGACTCGTAGATGTAGAGCCGGTCGGGATTCACGTCCGACAACGAGTTCTCGAAGGCTTCAAGCCCCTCGTCGTTGTCGTAGGAGCAAATCTCGGAAAGATGCGCGACCGAAAGGCCGACCGATCGGCCGAGCGTCCCACCGGACGTCGACTTACGGACGCCGGCCGACTTGAACAGGAGCGTCGTGCCGCCCTCCAGCTCGATCCTGTCCCGGTTGCCGCGCCCAGCACCCACGATCTTCGGGAATTTGAGCGACCGCGGCAGGTCACTGATCATCGAGACCAGCTCGGCGCGCGCCTCTTCCCGGTTCGGAGCCGTGTCAAAAACGAGCGCGCCCTTGAGGCCCCGGATAGTGCCCATGAAGAACACGATCAGGGCGCGACAAATGGTCGAGATGCCGAGTTGACGGGATTTCAATACATAAATCTTGTGCGTATCGGCTTCGAGCGCATCGAAAACCTCGGTGATGAACTGAATCTGCCCGTCGAACAGATGCTCGCCAAGGCAAATGCGCCCGCCGTCCCGACTGTTGACGTAACAGCGGTTCAGGAATTCGTAGAAAGCGGCTTCTACGGTTTTGCGCTTTGCGGGTGACCATCCGGCCATCCAAGCGTTATAGTCGGCTCAACCCTACTTCGCAAGGCATCGCCAAAGGACGCCCGATATGCCGCGCACCAAGACTCGATAGCAGCTCGATCCATCTCATAAAGAGCTGCGGATCGCTCACGACAATGCTCGCATATCCACAAACCCGAATCAGGGTGCTGGCAAAGCGGGTTTCTTGGAGGAATATTCACCTTCCACGCGCTCCAAAAGCCCCCGCCTGCTGGTTCCTGGCGCGCTGGTCCAGTTCGCCAATCGCCAGATCGCACTTCACCTTGAGCAAAGTCCAGAACTGCGCCGGGTCCTGCTTCGAATCGAGAATGAGCGTCTCCAGCGGGTCGCCGCCATTGGCGGGTGGGATCACCACGAAGCTGCCACCGAATGACTGACCGGCGTTGTGCCTGATCCGGTCGGCCATGTCCTGGAAGGCTTTGGCCGCGGTGTTTTCGGGTGGCTGGATGAGGGGTTCGGTCATCGATACCTGTGCGGATAGGAATTCTTAATTTCCTGATGAAGCATCGTACCAACAGACGGGGCGTTGGCCAAGGCCAATGCCGTGCCTTCATCGACGCCCGCATAGGCGCTGGTGCGACCATTTTGCCAGACAACGATCAATTCGTTGGTCTCGTCGTCGTAGCCGACCGACTGGACGTGAGAGGAAAATACGTTTTTGGTCCAGCTCATATCGCCGCATTCCTCATGATCTCGTCCAAAATCGGAAGAAGCACCGCGTCCTCATCCTCGATAGTCTCGTCGGCGAACGCCAGGAAGGGCACCTTCAACAGCGGACGGTTGACCGGATCGTAGAACGGATTGCCCTCGGGCACGCGCCAGAGCAAGATGCGCCGCCGGTCACGCGCATGGTCTCCGAGCGTCCTGAACTCAGCTTCGCACTCCGCACCCAGCGCGTTACGGATATGCGCGCGGCGAGTCGGATGCTGCTGGAAGAACTGCGTGTCCTGCTTGTCGAGCCACTGCGGCGGCAGCTTGAGATTTAGGCTGGGATTGGTCATCGCGCTATAGAACACCCAAAACCTCCGCATAAGGTAGTGCTTACGGACAGACCGCCCGGCATCTCCACGCATTTCACCGCCACCTTCTGCTCGCGCAAAATGACGGCTCGGCCTTCGCATGCTTCCCGCGTATCATGCAAAGATGTGATGAGCGATCCTGCCAAGGTGCCGATCAAGACCCACTGCATAGCCGTAACTCCCTTTGATAAAACGCACTGCCGAACCGGTTACGGTTGTTCTGCTTGTTAGTCGCCCAGCGCAAGTTGCCCCGGCGGTTGTCCAGACTGTTCCCGTTCCAATGGTCCACGATCTTGTGCCGCTTGGTCGGTGGCTCGCCATAAGCGCGGCGGCATATCTCGATGTGCAGATAAATGGTGATCGAGCCTTCGCGCTTATGCATCAGGTCGTAGGTCGACTCGGCGCGTCGAAAATACCGCTTGCCGTCCCTCTTGTCCACCTTGACACACCACATCCAGCGCGTGAAAAACAGGTAATCTTCTTCATCCACCGCGCACTCGACATCGGCATTCGCGCCCGCGAACATATGGAAGGCGGGCGGCGAGAAGTCGAGCGTGTTGGGGTCGAGGATTTCACACATCTTTGTCGATTCGAAAACTGAATCCTTCCTCTAAATTTACGGGCGAACCGCAATACAAATGGGCAATCTTGAATTCAACCAGCATTTCCCCACAAGGTTCCAGCAGCCACACTTCATAAGTTGACCACCCGAATGGATTACCTTTGCCATTCCGCAACTCAATGCCTTCGGTGATATCCACTCCGTTTTTAATGAACGTCAGCCGGTCAGGCATTGCACGTCCTTTCCTCAAGCGCTCTAACAATTTGATCAAATACCGGCTCCCAACGCATATCCGGTCCTTGACGAAACACGCGATGTTTAGGCGCCCAAATATAGTCGTCGCCCGAATGCCCCGCCCGCCAATCTCTTCCCAAGAAGCTGTACGGAATCCACGCTTCTTTGCCAACCGCCGAGCAGATATGCCCAAGCGCCGACTCGCAGCATATCACGAGATCAAGCTCCTGCAGAAGCCCGATCGTGCTGCACACGTCGGCCACGTAGGGCGACAGGTCGCGAATGAGCCCGCCGGCCCCGCACTGGTGCAAGTCGTTCAGCCGTTCGCCCATCTGCAAGCTGTAAAGTTGGACGCCGGGCACCCGGTAGAGATCAAGGAAGTGCTTGACCGGGATTGAGCGATGCTGGTCGATGTCGTTCAAGGGCGAGCCCGCCCAAGCGATGCCAACATGCAGCTTCTGGTCCGACACCTTCCACGACTTGGGCAAGCCGTACACCGGGTAATCGATGTTGGGAGCGTTGCGGATTTCATCATCGGTCAGACCGAGCCCGAACGGCAAGCTAACGAACGTAGTCCACGCATCGGCGGCCGGGAACGGGCAGTTGATCTGGAACGGGATGAGGTTGACGTTCGGCAGGCGGATGAAGGCGTGCGTGAACCAGCGGAGCAATTCGGGCTGGACGTAGATGTGCAGGTAGGCGCAACGCTGCGCGGCCTGCGCCACGAAGCGAGCAAAGCAGATCGTGTCGCCCAAGCCCTGGTCGGCGACCAGAAACACGCGCCTGCCGGGCTCGCCCTGCCACACCGGATACGGATATTGAAGGAAGTTCTTCAAGCGGTATTTGTAGCGGACTTCGAACTCCTTGAAGCCGGCGGCGAGTTGGCGATCGAACAGAAGGGCGAAGGACAGCGCCATGCCGGCAATCGTGTTATCAGGGGCCAGCTTCTTGGCGATTTGGGCGTGATGAACCGCGCGATGCGCTATGCCCAGCGTGCCGTAGATCACCGCCAGATTGATATGCGGATTCGGCTCATCTGGGGTCAGCGCAACGGCCAGTGTGGCGTAGCCCAACGCTTCCTCTATCCGACCCAAGTCGTGCAGCCGCCACGACAGGTTCGACAGCACTTTGGCGCGCTCGTCGGACTCCATCTTGCAATTCAGCGCGCGGCGCCACGCCGCCACCGCGGCTTCGATCATGCGCAAGTCGGACGTGTTGTTGCCGTATTGAAAGTAGCCGTTCCACCACGTCGGGTCGGCGCCGATCACCGAAGAGAACTGCTCAAACGCCAGCTCCTTGTGCTTCGGGTTCGACGGGTCGTTGGCCGTCGCGACGGCCTTATTGTAGAACCGGATGGCGGTGGCGCGGTCACCCATTTAGGGATGCTTCCATTCGCATGCTTCGCAATAGTGCTCCCACTGGTTCCCGTTCTTGCGCGACACCCAGCCGTCGATCTTCATCGCCCGCATGGCGTCGGTCCACTCGGTGGCGCCAGTATCCAGAAGCTCGCCGCAGTCGTCACATTCGAACTCGATCTGATTATGGATGCGGTGGATCATTGGTTGCCTCCGCTGGTGCAAACCTGGACAATCGGAGTCCGGTAGCCAAACAGTAAGCGTGTCCCATCTGCTGAGTATCAGGCTTCTCGGTACGAGCAACCCAATCATGTCCGAATTCGTTTGTTTCAAGACGATAACGCGCGGCCAGCCCACGTCTACAGTGCGGGCAAATAAGCGGTACGAGTTCGTCAAATTCGTCTTTTGTCAGCATCACGCCGCTTCCCTAGCAAAATGCTGCTCATAATGCCGCGCGATCAGACGCTTGATCTGCGTCCTTCGGAATACGTGCCCGGCTCGATCGCGGTCGAGCCCGAGCTTCACGAGATGCCGCGCCACATACGCAATCTGATCCCAGGCGTCCTTGCGGTCGTGATTGGCGGCCGACCACGCCGCGAAGCCGTGGCAAGCGAACGACACCGCCTCCAGCACCTTACGTTCCTCCGGGTCAGGCTCCAGCA